CATGTTTACTACTGCTGGGGCGTTTTCTGCCAAGTACTTATAGATACGGCAATCGTGGTTTCCTTCTAGGAATACAATCTCGGCGTCAGGCACAGTTGCTCTCTGTTGCGCTAGGTACTCATAGCCGCGCTGAATTGCTAGGTTGGTCGAGTTTTGGAATGCGATTTCCTGATGGTGTCGGCTCTGCGCTGGCAGGTCGATGGTATCACCTAGGTTCACGATTGTTTCCACGCCGAATTGCTCATTAGCGTATGCCACAATTTGCATCGCAATCTCAATGGCCTTTTCGTCGTGGAACTCTATTACTGACCCGTCCTCATAGACGCGGTATCCGATTTGGGTATCGGGTAGCAGGGCGGCTAATTTCCAGCCGTCTTTCTTTTTTGGCTTAGTGATGTTGGCCGGTTTAATTACCATCTTCTCTGCCTGTTTAATTATTGGCAGTGGGGCGGAGTAATCCTGTTCTAGGAATTCCTTCAAAACTTTGGCTAGGCTGTCGGACACGTGCATGTTCCTCTCATGTGGGCAACAAATGCCGTACGTTTAAATGGAATATCTGGGTAGTGTGACTTGATTAGATTTAGGGTTTGGGTCAGATTTAGATTTGGCTTACTTCGTAGGGAAGTAAAAACTTCTTGAAACTCCTGGTCTTGGCTTACTGCCCAAACACCTACAACACAGCCTTCTATCTCGGCTGATTTGGCTAACGCCTTTAGTTCATCGATTAGCATTTCTCTCCTTGTGGTTGCTATCTACGGTTACACTGTAACACACAACACCGCGAATTACCACAACTTGTCGAGACAAAATAATCGTGTCAAAAACAAAAAACCCGCCATCTCTGGCGGGTTAATTGCTAAGGCTATTTAGTTGTAGTTGGTGGTACCAGCGTCGAAGTTTGGCTTGGTGCGGTTTAGCGCAGCGGTGAACAAACGGCCGTTGCCCTGTGTTGCTCCAATGCTTGGGTCTTTCCAAGCAGGCATACCAGTACGGATACCGTATGCAGCGCCTCCGGTTGCCTTAACAAAGCCACGAACAGGCTTTGCCTGTACATATGGGTCGGTCCCGCCTTTGGCGTTACCTTTCTTCTTCATTACTGTGCCGCGAAGGTTCTCTGCAGATGCGTTTCTAGCAGTAGTTGCGGCACTGTTTCCCATGGTAGGGAACTTGCTTTTTGGTTGTTCCATGATTTTACCTCTTTGGCCTAAAGGTGGACAATTACACAATACCCTGTAATTGGGGGTTAGCGCTTACTTAACTGCGTTTACTTTAAACACAATTGCACTAATTTTTTCGCCGTCGCTCTCTACAGATGCAAACCCAGGGATGGAAACTAGGCTGATGCCTCGTGGGGCTGTGTATCCGCTGGCGATGGCAATGGCCTTTACGGCCTGGTTTACGGCTCCTGCGCCTACCGCCCGTAGCTTTACGGTGCCATTTTCATAAATAGCGTGGGCAATAGCAGATGCCAGCGCGATTGGGCTGCTTCCAGCCCCTACGCGTAGGATGTTTTCTTCTTGTGTGTCAGACATTATTCCTCTAATTATGGTTGGGGTTCTCCCGCTATTACCACTATAGAGGTATTTAGCCGCCAACTAAGGGGCTAAACGGATTATTTTTCTGGCCAGTCCCCGTCAATTACCATAAGGGCGATAATGGCATAATTTGCCATGTCCAGGAAGGAATCACGCAGACTCTCGTTTTTAGGCTCAACGCCGCTGTCTAGCAGGTGATTGATGCGAGCACTCTTGTCGTGGATACGGACGCGTAAACCGTTTAGCGGGCCGCCTGGGGCGTTTGAGATATTAGTAGGCCCGTAGTCTTCGTGCTTCTGAAGTAGCAGGGACTTGGCCTCTTGAAACTTAAACTGTAACGCGTCGTTAAACCGCTTATTAAAGCCGTTTCCGCGTATGTTCTCTAATACTTTTGGTGACACCTCTGGGATTGGGCGCGGGGAATCAAAGATGCTTGAAAAATCTTCATAGTTTGACATTTGGTATCTTTCCTTTTGGTTTAGTTGTGGAGGCTAGCTTAGGCCCCTGGTCTGTGGTGCTGTGGCAGTGGCACATGCACTGCGGTCGACTATCAGTGTGGCCAGGGCACACGTCGTGATACCCTGTGTCACAGTATCCAGTGTTAGTCAGTGTCACGGATATCGTCGTAGTCGTCTGGGCTAAAAATAACTGATAGTACCATCGCTACGCCCATGCCTATTAAAATAACGAGGGTAAGTGCGGTCAGCACCGCAATAGTATTTGCAACCATTTATTTCTCCCTGTACTTGGGGTCTTGTATATTGTGATAGATTTCGCGCTCATATGTCAAGTCGCACTTTCCTGCAACTAGGTGCGCTAGTGCGTAGGAGTCCGCGGCATTATCGTCGTTGAACTCGATACCCCACTTCTTAAATACGTGCAACAGCATTTGGTTCTTTTGCACGCCAGTTCCTTTGCCTGTTACATACTTTTTAAGGACGGTTGGAGGAATTATATAAGGGTATCTGCCGGCGTAAGACTCAAATTCTTGCCAGCAAAACCACTTGACTATAGCGCCGAGTTCCCCGGCCATGTTGGCCATCTGCGAGCCAAAGGCATATCCCTCCATAGCCACCGTGATTTGTGACTTAACATCAAAGGTTACGTGCCTGTCGATAATTTCGCCAAGTCTGTCGTAGACGTAGTTTAGGCGTTCAATTCCCGTGCCCTCGGCCTTAAACACTGTGGTTGCATACCCGCCGGTTTTTACATCCATAACTGTAATTCCGAAGCCAGAGTAAGATTGGTCTATGCCAATCGCGTAATTTTTACAGGATGACGGTACGCCTGGGCCAAATACTTTGTCTGCTTTTTTTGACATTAGATGTTGAACTTTCGGCTGCGAGTCTTGAAGTTGTCGCTCGAGGTTCTGCGTGTCAGCTCACGGCTGCACACGGAGCTACTACGCTCGCAGTTATTTGCCATAGTCTCTAGTACCTTGCGGTACGCGTACTTGTTCATGTGCTCCTTTTTTAAGGAGTTAATCGACTCTTCGGAGTCTGCCATGGCTTTTAGTGATGTGACAGTAGACTTTGGGTTTTCACTCTGAAGTCTGAGTAGGGCCACCGATTCTTCGTAAGAAATCTGGCGCTCCAGTTCCTTCTCGTCTACGACTGCACATGACAGCTGGGTGTTCACAAAGTCGCTGTACATAGAAAACCTGGTGTACAAAAGCATTAGGTCTTCGTCGTTTAGCGCGGTAATGTCTTCCGGCATAGACGGGCGGTCTAACTCAACCTCTCGGTCTACACTAAGCCCCTGCTTATCTAGCGAGTCTAGGACGTACTTGCTTGTGGTTTCTGTTATTAGGGTACTCTTGGTCATTCGTTAAATCCTTCGCACTGTTTGCACTTTAGCGCTCCACCGACATTGCAGTCAGGCGCTGTGTTCTTAGATAACGAGTCTACCACAAGTTTTGCACCGTCAATAATGTGCTGAACTCCCCACGCATCTCTGCGTACGATGAACTCTTTTACTTCCTGAGTAGGCTTGGCTTCGTATAGGACAACTGCCTCGTTAGGCACATCAGTAACCCCAGATAGGTTTAGCACTTCCATGTAAAGCTGAATCTGAGAAACGTGCGACTCAAACGGGGCGGTTAGACCCTTCCAAGCGGAATCAAAACTCTGGTCTCCGGCGAACCATGCTGACTTGTCGAGCCACATAAATGTACCGGCACCAACTGACTTAATCTCAAGCATTAGGTCATCGCCAAATCCCTTTAGCCAACCATCCGAATGACCGGTAATCATAAGCTCGTTGTTGATGACCGGCACCTCTTTGTATTTTACCTTGGTAGAACCGCAGGTAATGCAGCGGAAGGGGCTAAGGTCAGTCCAGTAGTATGAACATTCTCTACACTGCCACGAGCCGTACAAGGTGCCCATCTCGTAAAACCAGTTCTGCCACGTTTGGTGGATAGCGTGTCCCTGAGCAAAGATAAGCTCGGTCTTAAACTTACGGGCTTCTGGGGCCGGGTGGTTGCCCTTTAGATGAAAGTACGAGGCTCTGTGGCACCAGTACTTGCTTACCATGGCAGACGGGTGCAGGCCATCGAATGACCTGGAGTTGTCTACGGGCTTTGATAAAACGTGTCTCTCTACTCGTCCTATGACCCTAGTAGTTGACTTACCCGCATCGACAAAGTTCTTTAGTTTTCCAGCGGTAATCTTTTGCAGCTTGTTTGTTTTTGGCATGTGTACCTTCCTTGCGTATGACGCTAGCACACATTATTCCAAATGTCTACTTGCCTTTTTTTGCTAATTCTTCCAAGGTCTTACCCTGTCGAATAGCTTTTCTTTTTAGCGCTGCTCGTTCTCTGTGGCTCATGCCGCCCCAGATACCGTGAACCAAATCTTCTTTGTCTGCAAAAAGTAGACACTTCATTCTAGCGGGGCATTCTCCACGACCGTCTTTACCATAGCAAATTGATTTAGCTTTATCTGCGATTGGTTTGTAGAGGGACTTATCTCTGGGAGGAAACCAAAGGTCTGGTGGGTACAGATTTTTAGTCTCAGTTGAGCCCTTTATCTGGACCTGCTCAGCACACTTGGCCTCCTCCATCCAGTCTAGGAATTGGATACCTAATGAGGTGTTTTCTGGTGTCGGTTCATATGGTGAACGCACGGGTGCTCCGAAAGTAGTAGGGCTACGACTCTCCCGTGTGCTCCTCTAAACATTGTAGCACAAACTCCCGCATAGTTAAGAAATCGTTTTCGTCCATTACAACATAGTTAATGTCATTTAGGCTGATTCCTAGTACCGGGGTTCTGCTCTCAATCAGTGCCTCGGTCGTAATTTTTTCTAAAATGCTTGACTTTAAAGTAAATGACTTTTTACCAGTCCACTTGTGCTCAATCAAAAGGTCCTTTGACCGAACGTCTCCTTTGCGAAACCAGAACGCGCCAGAGGCCACGCTTCTCTGACCGCCTATGGTTTTAGCTAGCCTCTTTTCGTGCTTCTGGGACTGCTTTTGGCCCTCTGATTTAGGCAATATTTAGCTCTTTCTTAACAAACTCCCAGAAGTCATCCTTGTCTAGTTGAGCCGACTTCGGTTTTGGATTAATACTTGGATTAAATCGGTCTTTATTAACTGCCATGTAGTGTCGCTTGCATAGGCCTTTTGCGTAGTGCCCTTCTCCGCACTCTTCGCATTCTTTATTTACTTTTGGCCTAGCCATTATACAGCCAGCTTAAGTGTCCCAAGAACGTCTTTTTGCAGCATTTCCTGTAGGTCTACCTCTTCACGAATCGAAGATAGTAAAGCGTCTGCGCCCTGCCACTGGCGTTCTGCGTACCGATAGTATGCACCAGCTCTGGTAATAATCTTGTTTAAGATTCCTAGTGACACAATTTCTTTGGCGTAGTCGTACTCGCCTTTGTCAATCCCGGTCCCGTCATCGAAGTAAAAATCAGTAAAGGCAACCTGGCCCGGAGGCGCTGATTTGTTCTTCTTAGTAGTGAACTTAATAGACTGACCGACTTTACGCTTTTCTTGGCCAGTGCCGACCTCAATCCAGTCGTCACGCTTTACTTCTACTCGTGTAAAGAAGAAATAGTTCTTAGCCTCTCCGCCAGGGGTGGTTCGTGGGTCACCGTACATGACACCAATCTTCATACGCCACTGGTTAATAATAATACCGATGAATGGGCGCTCTCCGCCTAGTAGGTCGCGCTTTCCGGCCTTCTCCATTTTACGGAAGAACTTGCCCATCAACTGTGCGCCACGGCCTACAGTAAACTCGTCCATCTCTTTCTCATCTTCAGCAGATGGGACTAGGGCAGGCAACGAGTCAATAACTACGCAGTCTACTTCCTGGGTCTCTACAAACTCTAGAACTGCTGTAAGAGCTACCTCCATAATGTTGCTTGTAAACACGTGAACTCTAGAAGGGTCTACCCCGCACATCTCTGCGTACTCCGGTACCCACTCCTCAGCAGCAATCCATATAGTCGTGAAGTTAGGGTCTCGTTTTTGGTTGGCTGCGATGGTCTTAAGGGCGAGCGCCGTCTTACCATTACTGGCCTCGCCAATAATCTCGTGCCACTGATTAGTAGGCCACCCTCCGCCGAGAATCATGTCTAGCGATAACGAGCCGGACGTAAACCGTGTAGGAGCAACAATCTCTGATGCTAGTACTATGGTGTTTTCGCCGTACTTCTTGTTGATTGATGCGAGTAGTTTTTGAAGTGACATTAGCCAATCCTGTCGATAATTACGCCTGGGTTAAAGTTGTTTGCTGTATTAATTTGTGTCGCCGCTACAGTGTTGCCGTTAGATGGAATGTGCATTCCCGGCATACCTGTACCTGACTGGGTCAGTGGGTAGCCACAATCATAGCACCTAGCTTTAGCCTCTGGGAACCCCGGCATCTTGCCGTAGTTGCCGCTGGCACAGTTAGGGCATCGGTCATACGACTGGGCACTGCTGGGTAGCCTCTGACCCTGCTGAGGCACTTGCTGCTGAGGCACCTGCTGTTGTGGGGATACCGGGGGAAGGTAGTTTTGTGCCTGCTGAGGCGGCTGGTTACCGAGCTTGTTAGCCCACCATGAATTTGACATATTATTCCTTTATCTCGTCTACGTCAATTAATGAACCCTCTGTAGATAGGATTCCTAGCTCTACTGCGCTAGACAGCATTGTCATAAGCGCTGAAAGAGAAATTAGTTTGTAAAACTGCTTCATCTTGTTTGAATCTTTTTCTAGCTTCTCAGCAATCTCAGGTGATACCTCGTCTATGACCTCTCGCTTTTGCATCTCAAAAACGTACTGAGCGGTCATGGTTGAGTACAGATTCATAAGTGGAAGAAGCTCTTGAATCTGCTCCATTCTGAGCCTCGACTCTTCCTGCTCCTTTTCGTCACCCTCATCGCTTACCGCTGTTATTTTAAATATGTCAACGTGGTTGTTTGGGTTTTCTGTGTGTATGTCATACATAAACCAGCGGTATAGGGTAGTAAGCGGAATCTTGCTAAGGTAGTGACCCTCAGAGAAGTCGTGCTCGTGGTCCTCGTGCTCACTCATTTAGCCTCACCCCATCTGTCAACAATCTTTACGTCTGCTACTAGCGGTACTTTTAACACTTGAATGTCCTCCATAGCCTCTCTTAGTTTTTCTGCAGTTTCCTCTGCCATATCGGCCGGAGTAGTTAATACGAGTTCATCGTGAACTGTGAGGATAATCTTACTCTCTTTTGGAATCATAGTGTGCGCCCTTACCATAGCAATCTTGATGATGTCAGCGGCGCTGCCTTGAATCTTAGTGTTAAATGCCTGCCTCTCAGCACCGGCCCTAAAGCTATTGTCACGCGACATAATCTCTGGTAAGTATCTGCGACGTCCAGTGATGGTTTTTACACAGGGTACAGGCTTTGCCATTTTAGTTGAGCCGATTACTTTTGCGCGGTACTTTGATATAGAACTAAACTCAGAGGCAAACCGGTCAAGCAAATCTTTAGCCTCAGTCCTAGTACACCCGATGCTTGCAGCAATCTTGTCTGGCCCTACACCGTATGCCATGGCTAGCACAAGGACCTTGCCTGCCTTGCGGTCCACTCCCATGGTGTCTCCTACAGTGGTGTAGATGTCCTTACCGTTTAGGTAGTTGTCCATCATAATTGGGTCTTCAGAGAAAGAGGCAATAACTCGCGGCTCAATTTGCGAGTAGTCAGCGACCACTAACTTGTGCCCTGGCGGAGCCACGAAAAGATTACGAATAGCCTTACCGTGCGGCGTGTGAGGAGCGGGTACATTCTGCAAGTTTGGGTTACGGCTAGAGAACCTGCCGGTCTCTGCACCTATCTGAATGAAGTCTCCGTGAATTCTGCCATTTATTAGGATGCTTTCTTTAGTCTCAGTCTTGGTCTTTCCCCCGACTGTTTTCTCGATGTCACCGCCTAGATAAGGAATTACATACGTAGAAAGAAGTTTGTTGTAGTCGGCATACTCCAGCATGGCAGTTACTAGCGGGTCCTTGTCACGGTATGGCTCTAATGCTTCAGCTGATACCGAGTAGTCGGACAGCGCCAACTCCTCTTCACCGCGCGACTTGGTGTTCCCCTTTGGGGTTAGCACCTGAGCCTTTAGCCCTCGACCCCCCTCTGACTTAGGGCCGTAAAGTAGAGCCTGCTTCTCTGGGTTTGAGTTGATGTTAAACTCTCGACCAGCTGCTTTGTAGATGTTGCCGCGGGCCTCTTCTACCTTTGCCTCGAGGTCAATCTTTAGTTGCTTTAGAGAATCGGTGTCGATAGTTGCGCCAGTTAGTTTCATGTCGCATAGAACTGCTAGGACATCCATCTCTAGCGAGAACACGCGACCTAGGTCTCCGGCCTCTAGCTTTGGCACTAGCGACTTCCACAATAGGAACGTGTACTTTGAGTCTAGGTATGCGTACTTCGCAACGGTATTAAAGTCGTAAGCCTCGACCTCTTTACCTACTCCCTTGGCCATCTCGTAGCCAAACTCTCGCTTAAGGCAATCAGCAAGACCGCACTTGTTCTTGTTGCGGTTATCGGATATAAAAGACGCCACCATCGTGTCAAAGTAGGGAGCAGTAGGTATTCTGCCGCCGTAGTATTTTGATATTGAGGTTACGTCAAACATTAGATTGTGACCGATAGTTAGAATCTGGTCATTAAACATTAGAGGCTCTATCGCCTTAAAAACCTCGGCTGGGTATAGTTGCTTGGGCGCTGGGCCAAATACCTTGGTGGCTTTCTTGGCATCGCGGCTGTAGTCACTTGGTCGAAGTGACAGGCCCTTCTGTTTTCTAAGTTCACCCTGGCCGGTTAGAGGAAATACCTCTTCAATAAAGTCTCCGTGCGGGTGCCCCATCGGGATAACGTCGCACCTACCGTGAGTAGCAAACGTAATCCATAAGACTTCGTTTACTGGAGTAAGCCCTCTAAATGGGCCTACAGTTTCAACGTCAAAAGCAAAGGCATCTTGGGCAAGGTAGTACTCTACCATGTCAGAAAGTTGTTCGGCAGTTGTAATAATGTTCATTTGGCATCCTGGCATTGACGCAAAAGGCGGGGGCGCTAAGCCCCCGCCAATCGCTAGGGTTATCTAGATAAGGGCTTCGGCAATCTCGGTGAGCTCCTCTAGTGAGTGCTCCTTGATGAGATTGCGGGTGTAGACCTCAGACGAGGCTACAGAAGAGGCTGCCTTTTCGGCATCAATCTTCCAGTCTTCCTCTAGGTCACGCTCTTTGATAGGGGTAACTGTGTATGCAGTCTGTGGGCCTTTGCCAAGGCGCACAATAGCCCAATATCCTTTGGTTAGAGGACCTTGTGGTGAATAGTGAGCTGCGTGTAGTGCCTGGTATAGACGGGCACCCGAGATAAGCATCTGACGCTGCATTCCCTGCTCACCATTTAGGGTGACAACAGTGAATGCTCGCTTGTTCTCTGGGCGGTCCTGCAACTTAATGCAGAGAGGGCAGTCAGCACCAATGCAGACATACGAGCGCTTACCGCTGGTCTTCTGCTTTAGGAAGTGCTGCTTGTAGATAGCAAATGGTCCGTTCTCATCTAGGAACTTGAAGACCAAGTGCTTGCCATCTTCGAACTTAACTTCAGTAGGGAAGTCAGTAGAAGTGGTTAGTGTGTCCGCCGCGTCCCAGCCTGAAAGTACTGAGGTTGACGAAGCAGTTGCCTGCTCTGGGCGGTCGTCAATGTCGTCTGCAACGTAGCTGGCGGCATCTGGGGCATTTTGCTGAATTGGCATGTTTTTCCTTTATTAGTTATTTTGCATTTCTTCTGCGCGGATATTCTCCCACGCCTCGGCAATCTTGTCAACAAGACTCCGGTGTAATGACCATTCTATACGAACTGTTCCCAAAAGTCCAGCTTTAGAAAACAACTCTATAGTGGCCTGTACCATTGCCTTGCTATACAAGCGCCTACCAGCATACACCTTACCATCGACACCCTGCTTGGACGGGAGGCGGTAAGGCGATGTTGGAAGTATTCCATTTTCCACCCAATACCTTACGGTCTTGGTTGGTCGGCCTAGGGCCTTGGCTAACGAGCCTAGCGTATACATTTGAATTTGTCTACCATTTGGCAAAGCTTTTTCAAAAAAGTCTGTTTCCCATGAGCTGTCTTTTGCAGCCTCTGCTGGGGCTTCTCGACGCTTACGTTTACTACCGGGATAAAATACGTCCAGGCCACCAAACGTTTCTTCGATGAAGTCACTCACTAGGTTCTCCAGTTACTAATTTTAAAGCCTTCTCTGGAAGGACTATTTTGTTTTTACTCAGGACAGTAAGTATACGCTCACGCTCCGACATTGCAATATATTCATCATGCAGTCTAAGCCATTCTGAATACTCTGGGCCGAATCTTTTTAAAAAGCTAGCTAACTTGCTCATTCTTGTCCTTCTTAATTTTGGTTTTTAGATACACCAACACTGATTGAACAATTGTTGCATCGCTGAAAGAACCAGACTCGATGAGGTCGTTAACCGCTTTAAGCATAGCTGTTCGTTCCATGGCTCGTCCGTAAAGGTACGAGTCCCACCTGGCTTCAGATAAAGCCTGGTGAACTTTGTCGTTTTCTTCTGGGGTCATTTTGTATCTCGTAGTAGTTGGACAAGTAGTCTAGCAACTAAATTTTTAAAGTTTAGCGTGACTTTTTTATTTCTTTTTGTCTAGGTCGCGCTTGTTATTGCGGTCCTCTTTGTTCCAAACAAATATGATGTAAACAAACACAGCGGTATACATAACTGCAACTGCATAAGACAAAACCGTCACTAAGCTCACTTATTTTCTCCCTTGATAAGAGCGATGAGGCGGCTAAGTTTAATTTCGACATAGCCCGTAATTTCTGCTTGTTCTTCTAGCAGTTCGATAATCTCTAATTCACGCTCTGCCCGACCGAACTCGTAGGCATACTCAGGGTTAAGCATCTTTTTTTCGATGTCCCGCTTGAACTGGCTCACTTGTTCTCTCCCTTGATAAAGGCAATCAACGACTGAGAGTTGAAGTGGTCACGGTAAAGGTTATTGCCAGGCTCGAGCTCAATTGCAGAACGGTTAGCTTCAATCCATTCGATGATGCGAGCGTTAGCATCTTCAACACCAACATTGTAAGAGTGTAAGTCACGGACTCCCTGAGCATCTAGGTCAGCGATGCGTGCCATTATTTCTTCTCCAAAACTAGGGCCCAGGTAACCTTCTCAGGGAACATGGTATCAATGTCAGAATCAGTGAGTTTGCCTTCGTAGTAGGCAGCCATTACAGCATCCTGGTCAAGCATAGTGACAGTGGTAGTGCAGGTGTCGAACAAGCCCTTTGACTTCAAGAGGTCGTTGGCGGTGTTCTCATCGAACTGCTTAGAGACACGGCGCTGCTTTACGATAGCGCGGGTGCCGGTGCGGTCGTCTTCTACAGGAAGAACGATGCTGCCTTTTTCGTTTGGCTCGCCTAGGTCTTCGATGTACGCAGTAAGGCGCTTCTTGATTGTAGTAACGCGCTCGGTAATGGCTTCGGCCTCGTCCTTAAGAGTGACGTACTGCTGAAGTTCGCGTTTGATGGTATCCATGTTCTGGTCTGGAGAGTCGTTGATGATTGGCATGTATTTCCTTATTAGTCTAAACCCTCTTGAGGGTTGCTAACTTTTAGCAATACATACGCTAAGACTATTCGTCTGGGTTGTCAAGTCCTGACACGCGGTATTTTTCTAGGGCTTCTAGAATTACACTGGTTACAGTGACGCCCTCTTCTGCGGCCTTAGCCTGAACAGCGGCCCAGAGCTCGTCTGGAACTCTCACTGTACGGGTAGGTGTTTTGTGTGCGTTTGGCATACACCAAGTATAGCAAAGCCCGAGGCACAACATCGGTGTATCTCGGGCTTCGCTAACTATGGTAGCAGATTAGCTACTTGATGTCAATTACCTTAGGCTTCTTTTCTTCAGGCAATTCTTTCACAAAGGTAATGACCAGCATGCCGTCCTCTACCTTGGCGTCCTTGATTTCCCAGAACTCTGCCACAGCCAGGGATAGAGTGAAGTTACGCCCAGCGATTCCCTGGTAAACTACTTCGCCCTCCGGCCTACCCTTCTTCTTGCCCTCAATCTTGAGGACAGAGTCTTGAACAGACACGGTAAGGTCCTTCTTGCTAAATCCTGCCACAGCGACATTTAGAACGTTAGTCTCGTCGTCAATCTTGACGATGTCGTAAGGCGGGTAAGAAGGTTTGGTTGCAGTGACCTCTTTGAGAGTGTCGAGAATTGGTGACCAGCCAATAGATAGTCGCCCCAGATTTGGGAACAGGTCGGTGATGGTGAGAACCCTAGGCGGTTCTGGTTTCTTAATACCCTCGGAAATGCGGGGGTCCTGAGGAGAAATGTATGGTTTCTTGTGCCAGTCTTTTTCTGGACGAGGTGGGTAGAAATCATCATTACGGTTTAGCATGTTATCTCTTTCGACGATAGCTGTGCCTAGACAAAATACGTAGTATTTTATGTATTTTACTGCCCGAAGCACAGTACTTGTTTGCGACACCCGGTTGGCGTGTCCCCTACAGTATAGCAAAAGGGCCCCCTTTCGGAGGCCCTTTCTGTTACAAGGTTTTAATTAGCCGTACGAACTTAACCGTACTGCCTTTAAATGCTGGACTATCCACGTCAATGACCTGGGTAGTGGTCCCCTTGCGGAAACCTGCATGGATTGCTTTTCCATCTCCGATATAAATTCCGGCGTGGTAGTAAGACTTGGAGCCTTTATAGCCCCATACCACAATGTCCCCAACCTGCGGGTCTTTTACACCCTTGGCTAGGTGTCCCTGCTTGTTTGCTGAATGAGGGACTTCTATTCCTAATTGTTGATATGCCCAGTAAACGAGACCTGAACAGTCCCAGCCACTAGGCGTTGAGCCTGAAAATACGTACCAGGTTTTTCCGATGCGCTTTTCCAGGCGGGTTACTACTTTTTGAATTCTGTGACGTTCAGCCATAAGAGCGACTTTAGCCATGAATTCAGGCGCAGGTTCCACAACCTGCTGAACGGCTACTGCACTAGCCTTTTCTTGGGGCCCAATACTTGCGGAACACCCTGTCATTACTAGTGCGATAACACTAACTGCAATGAGCTTTTTCATTTAGCGACCTACCTTTCCTTGGTAGTTAGTACTCGGTCGTTTATTGTCAAAGTGACATTGTTTCTATATTCAGTTGTAGGTCAAGCCTAGCACAGAATACCCCCCGCTGGCTAAACTTGCCAGTTATGGCCCGCGGGGAGGGGAGTTTACACCCTAAAAACCAAGCTTATAGGGCAAAATTGAAATAAGTCAAATTTGAGGAGCTAATGACCCTACTGCGCAAGCTCGCAGCATCATTTGGCGTATTAACCGTTGTTTTTGGGCCTCTTCTACTCGCCACACCAGCGTACGCAAGTACCGCGATTCAGTTCACGTATTACTGGACTGAGCAAAACTTCACGTTTACCGATGAACAGGTGACCGTTGTCGTTACTAACGACATTACGAACAAAATCGGCGGCGACGGTGAGGTAGTTGACTCCTACCGTATTACTTTTGGCACTCAAGTTATTGAGGTAACTGAGAAACACGGGGCAAGGCCTTACGTGTTTGACGTAGTAGGTACTCAAACTATAAAACTTGAGGGCATTGATAATGGCTTTTGGTCAGGCAACTATGGCCCAATCATGGAGATTAGTTCTACTCCACTAACTCCACCTGTGCCGAACTGGTGGGCACAGGAAAACTGGGAAGGCGAATCTGTTACTTTAACTGCCCCTGAGGGCTGGGAGTTTGCTTATGTACGTGGGTGGTACGGTGCGCCTAACGATTGGAACTGTGGCGTAGATGTGTCAGAGATTATGGGCACCTACATGCTTGGTAAGACCACTGCCACTATCGCCTTAGATAACGGGACGTTTGGCGACCCTTGCGGTGGCGTAGTCAAAGTAACACGTTTTACTTGGGGTATTGTTCCGATTTCATCTCAACCGGTAGTTGAGCCCACTCCAACACCTACCCCAGAGCCTACACCAGAACCTACTGTCGCTCCTCCTGTTGTAGAGCCTACTCCTGAACCGACTCCAGAACCGACTCCTGAGCCCACCCCAGAACCTACGGAGGAACCTACAGTTGAACCGACGCCAGAACCTGAACCTGAACCTGAACCAACGCCTGAGCCGTCCGAGGAACCTACTGAAGAGCCAACAACACCTGAGCCTGAACCGACACCAGAACCAGAGCCGAGCGATACCACCGAAGAATCCGTTGCCGTAATTGAAGACCTAACTGCCATTAAGCCAGAAGAACTAACCGACGCCGAAGTAGAAGAGCTTGTAGAAGCAGCTGAAGAAGTCCTGGCTAACACTGAGCAGGGGTCTCCAGAGTACCAGCAGGCTCTTGAAGCGCTAGCGATTGCCGCAGTTGCTGATGACCCAGAGGTATCTGAAGAGCTAGCAGCGGTACCTGTGGTTGGAGCTGTGGCTACAGCAGTTTTGGAGTCGTTCAACGCCCTAGGAAACGTGGGAGCCGACATGGCACCACAGGTCCGTGAAGACGCAGAGAAAACTGTCCTTGCGTCCGTTATCGCAACTGGAGCCGCCGTACAGGCGACTGTAGGAGCGGCCACTGCAGCGGCTTCTATGGCCGCCTCAGCGCCAACAGGAGGCTCTACCGGCGGCTCTACCGGCGGTGGTGCAGTTTCAGCAGAATCAACTATCAGAAGGAAAGAACAATGAAGAAATTCGTGAATGACCTACTGGGCCAGGTATGGACCTTGCTTGGTATGTTCGTGGCCTGGGTGGTGCTCGAGGGGTCTGCAAAGACCATTGTCGGGTACTGCATTATTGGCACCCTAATCCTGTGGGCAGTAACTTACCGCCTACGCAACCCGAAAGAGTGACGCCTCATGTCTTGGCTCACTTATTGGATTAGGTACCGGATGCACTACTACACTCCAAAATTTAAAGATATTCAAAAACTTGCCTTTGAAGAAGCGATTGCCTACTACAAAGATAAGACCTGGACCCGAATAGAGTTCCGTGCTTTTCAGGACGGCTTTATTAAGGCCTATCGCAGAGCTTACGCCCAGGCTGAAATGGCCAAAGAATTAGCCAAGTTAAATTTGGCCTAATAACCGACAATAGATAGATACCCGAAAGGAACAACATGGCATTTACACCATGGAAACTACCATTCCCTGAAAAGAAGGTAACCGAGCACTACGGTGAAATGAGTGCATTCCGCAAGAAGATGAAACTTCAGCCACACTCTGGTACTGACTGGGCTATGCCTGGTGGCACCAAGATTCCAGCCGTTGGTAACGGACGAATCAAGTTTGTTGGCGAGTCTAAGGTTCTCGGCAACGTAATTGTACAGTCAGTCGCTGACAAAGAAGGTAACATCTGGTACATCGGCTACTGCCACCTACAGAAGGTCCCTACCCTAAAGGTCGGAGACCCAATCAAGGTTGGAGAGACTATCGGCCTCGTAGGAACAACTGGTACCGCATCAAGCGGAAACCACCTTCACGCAACCGCTAGCCGCAAGGTTAAGGGTGTATTCGGAGCAACATCAGACAAGGTTGACTTAGTCAAACTTTGGAAGAAAAACTCAACCCCAGTCGCAGCCCCAGCTGCAGAAGGAGCTAAATAATGAAAGAGCTCATTAAAACTATTCTTGCCCGCGCGTTCGGTCTTCTACTTGCAACGTTCTTTGCAGGTACAGGTGTTGGTGCTATTGCTACCAACGGTGACTGGGTACTCGGTTCACTAATTGGTGTAGGTTCAGCGTTTGCTGTCGTACTAACCACCATTGGTGTGACCCTAGCCTGGTCAGGAACTTTGAACCCGCAGGACATCGCTAATGCGTTCCGTGCGGCTGTGGCTAAGGCCGCCGATGGCAACGAGAACCTAGAGGCCGCTTTGAAGGTAAAGCAGGATGACAACTTTGATTTCGATGATGTCAACTTTGACTCAGACGACGACCTCAACGAGGACGATGACGATGACGAAGCTACCGTTGCTCCTGGAGAAGACGCTAAGTAATTAAATAAAAAGCCGCCTTTGCAGGTAACCTGCTTAGGCGGCTTTTTTATTTTATTTGCGTACTAGACGACGCTTAATAGCATCAAAAATCTTTGGGCGCTTCTTGAAGGCCTTGCCGTTCTTGCGGTCACCCTCGTTGCTCTTTTTTGGGGCAGGTGCTCCACCTTTGCCTTTGCCTTTAGCCATCTTTTCTCCTATACTTCAAAGCCAGAATTAGTTGCCCGCCAAATACTCGGCGAGTGGTTTTGCTCTACTAGACGTTTTTCTACTACGTCTTTGTAAAGGCGAATGATGTGAATGCAGGCGTCTTCATTATCCATGAAGTCCTCCTCACCCTCAGTCATTGGAATGCCATCGTGCGTGGCACAGACTGATGGGCCACACCAGTTGTTTTTTAGGCCAGTTTGTAGCCATTCATCAAACGTCATTTTATCTCCTAAACAGATGTATCTAACAGGAAACCACGTAGTGACCCAATTGTCAAGTCCACGCCACCTTTATCATTAATTCCCTCTCCGTCAATTACAGCAGAGGCTACGGCGTTCTTTTGCTGCAGGGCCTCATATTGACGGACCTCAATTGAGCCGTTGATTAGGAAGTCCTGAATTACAATGGTTTTCCACTCAGAGCTAGCGCGGCGAATACGGCCGTTGCGCTGAGTAGCCAGGCCGCTAGACCAAGGTAAATCGTAGTTAATGAGCATGTTTGCTGCCGGCAGGTCAACACCATAACCACCAGCATCTGAGCTAACAATGACACGAGTGTTAGGGTCATTATTAAGAGCATTTTTGTGCTTCTCCTTAGTTTTTGCGTCTAGTTGACCGGTGTAGGTGACGGTTATATCGCGTCCAATCCTATCGGCTATTATACCTACCATGTCTACGTATGAACAGAACACCACCAGTTTATTGCGCTCGTCCTGCTCTAAGAAAGATTGTACATATTGTACAAAATTATCCAATTTGGTGTTTGGCAGTCCCTCTAGCAGGTCTTCTTCCACCAGTTGATTAGCGTAGGCAGAGCCTTCGCCATTTCCCTCTAAGAACTTTCTGGAACTTACCTTTAGCAGCTCAGGCGAACAGGCAAGCATCTTCAGAGCACCAATCTTTGACATAACCTGGCCACGTAGCTCGTCTGCAGGTCCTCCCCACGACTTCTCAAAGCCATAGTGGGCCATAATATTAAATGAGCTGCCAAACATGGTCTGCGCGTTATCTAGGTCAAGTAGTAGGTCATCTACGATTCGCTTGTAGAGCTTAGAAGTTTTGCGGTCCAAGTGAACGTAAATCGGGTCCTTGTGAATAGTCTCAGGCAAGAAAGGGGCTACGTCCGGGTCTTTTTGCGCCTTACGTACAGACGCTTCTTTCATCCTCTCGTGAAGAATAGGCAAGTTTCGGTAGCGGTCTACTCCGCCCCAGTTATTGCGCACAATAAAGGTCATGTCAAACTTATCGAAGCGTCCGAGCACAGAGTCGTCAACAAACTGCATAATGCTAAATAGTTCTTCCGGCTTGCCATTCTCAACGGGGGTTCCGGTTAAGGCAAATCTGTACTCGCAAGTAGCCAGCTTCTTAGTAGCCTTAGCACGCTTGGACCTAAATGACTTAATAGCGGTTGCTTCATCTAGAACAACAAAGCCTCTAGGGAGCTTGCTTACAAATTCCCAATCGTTTACTACCTGCTCGTAATTCATGATGATGTAGTCTACGCCGGTTGTTTTCCACTTCATAGCGCGTTCGTACTGGCGCTTACGCTGGTCTGGGGTACCGTCTATAACTACTGAGGTAGACCCGTTAGTAAACTTTTTTATGGATTCAGCCCACTGATACTTAAGGCTAGATAAGCAAATAATTAAGCCGGGCTCTGTGACCTTTCGCTCATCCATTAGGCGCTCAACTGCTGCAATTGTCAAAACAGTTTTTCCAAGCCCTAGGTCGTATGCCACTAGCATCTTTTTGCGCTCGCACATTTTGTCCACAGCCTCTGGCTGGTATGGGAGAAGGGTGCCTACAAAACTCACTGTAGTGCCCCTAATCCGTGTACATTGTGCTTGGCATTATTTAGGCCAGTAAGTATCTCCGATTTGCTCATGCCTCCAACGTCTTTCATCTCCGTGTGCGCGTAGTTAAAGAACCACGCCTCAAAACCTAACTGTATGCTTTTCTCGAGCATAGACTTAGATGCGGCTAGTCCCGCTTCGTCGTTATCTAGTGCAAACACTACCTCTTCAGCCTCTCTAATTAGGTTTAGTTGCGTGTTTGAAATTAAAGCGCCGTAGGTAGAAACCCCGCCGCTGATTCCTAGAGAGTCTAGCCTGATTACATCTAGCGGGGACTCTACGACAATCATACGACCGCCGTCATACCTGTTAAATCCAAATAGCGTCGTTGACTTCTGAACACCTGGCGGGTAGTTCTTAAAGTAACGGTGCCTAAATCCTTTTTCCTGCCACCCTAGAAGCTTGTTTGTTCTAGGCTCTCTAATCACAGTAATCCAGTTACCAAAGTTAGGGTCCCAGAGTAGCTGATACTTGCTTGCCGACTCTAGAGTTAGTCCACGCGCTTTTAGGGCAGACGCCGGAGGGTAGGTAAACAAGGCTAAACGGGACTCGCCCATTCCCTGAACCTCTTTGAATACAGGCTCGTCATCCTGGTCGTCTTCGGTAGGCCCAAGCGAGATGTTGTCAAAAGACAGGTATAGCCAGTCTTTTGCATCGGCGTAGTCTAGAAAACCGTTAGCGTCCCTGAGCCCCTGCACCGTAGCAATCAGTGACCAGATGTTTCCCTTGAACCCGCAAGAAAAGCAAATGTGAGCACCTGTCTCAGCGTTTATCCACCATGATGGATTGTGGTCTTCTTTTCCCGTAATCTCTTTGTGGCCTGGACACAGAGCAAGTATCTCGTCTCCGCGGGTCTGTACAGGCTCAATGTTTAGACGCTCTAAGACCCGCTCCATCTCGTTTAGCATCATACGTCATCACCGTTCATCTCACGGAACATACCAGAGGCCCAGTCCCACATTAGAGACGCTTCTACGTTTGCGCTGTTACGTGCGGCCATGACTTTGAGAATACGAGTGTCGTCTACAGTCTCGTCTTCTTTTTCTAGACCGAATACAACGTCTGCATCCTGTAGGAACGAGGAAGAGTAACCAATCGAGTCGGTAGATACCTTGCCCTTTTTAGTCTTCCAGTTGAGGGCCTGTGTCGTAATTACCACTGGCTTGTTCATGCGCTGCGCAAGTCTCTTCAGCGAGCGCGTAATTCCCGTCAGGGCCTGTGGAGTGTTTGACTCGCCAGTCTGCTCGTCCAGCATCAGGTAGACACCGTCAATGAATATTACGTCAGGCTGTAGCACCTGCACCTTGCTTTGAATAGCAGATACCGTGATACCGTGCGCTGAGTCAACAAGCCAGAAGTTTGTCTTATCGTCAGCCATAGTCTCGAGAGACTCTTTGTATCGCTTTTCTTCATCAGCATTAAGTGAGCCGGTGATTAGTCGATTGTGAGAGACCTGGGCACGCATTGAGTCATATCGGTCCTGCTGCTCGCGGTTTGTCATCTCGAATGACTGGAACATTGGAGACAGCCCCTGCTTGTGAATGTTATTCGCAATCTGTAGGGCGAGGGTTGACTTACCGGTCTTAGGCGTTGCTACGACAACAATCAACTGGCCCTTTTGCAGACCGTTGGTGACAGCGTCAATGGTTGGGAATCCTGTAGCAACACCTAGTAGGCCTGGGTTGTTCTTACGGAATACGTAATCTTCCCAGCGAGACTCGGTAGTTTGAATAAGGTTTACATCCGAGGTCTTGTTTAGGCCCTCTTCTTCCAACCTAACAATCCCGCCCTGCATAACCATCAAGGCGGACTCGTGGTCCTTATTGTTTTGAATCTCTTCGACAGCCAGACGCAAGGTGCTTGATATGGAATTCTTGCGGCGCTTGTCTAGCAAATCATCGAGCAGATAATCTACTGAGTCAGTAAGTTCTTGTAGTTGATAGGCGGGGAAGTTTGCTTGGACAACTTCCATGCTTGGGCACTCCGCATACTTAGCAAAGTGGCTGCGTAGGAACGCCCAGACTCTGCGGTCCTCCTCGTCGGGGAACCAGCTGTCTGAGATGTTGCGCTCAAATAACGGGGATAGGTCTCTTACTCTAATTACTGAACTGAGTAGTTTTGATTCGGTACTCATACTGTAGGAAAGTCCAATCCCCATCGTCCGTACCTCAATAGGCGGGATGGTATGTCAATTACTCCGGCAACCTCTGGTCTGTAAGGAAGCTCAGAAACCAGCTTGTCTACGGACTTGTAAGCGGTGCCGTATCTAAACGGGTTCGTTCCAACCTTATCAAGGTGAATCATCAAATCTATCATTTCTTTTTCTGTTCGGTCAAAACTTACTAGCTCTAGGGTTATGCCCCGCTTAAGCGTAAAGACATAAAGGTGGCTTAGGACCAGGCGGTTGTACTCTATTTTTTTAGACCTGACAGGGATTACCTTTAGTACCTTTGTAACAGATTTGTACTCGTCAGTAATAACGTCAGTCGTTACTAAAATACGCTGAGGAAGCGCGTTGCTGATGTCGTTGCCTTGCATCAAATCACCTCTATTTTGGTGTTTTTGATGACAAACTCTCTGAACAAGATTTCTGTTTCCATGGCTGCTTTTAGGTCGTTCTCTTTGACCGTGCCTAGGAACTTGAACGGGTATATCCCGCCGTTGTTACCGATTCTGGTCTCAACAGTCTGTACGTGCTTGCAGTCGCCTTTGACGTTAAACCCTGGGCATGTGCAAGTCAGCTCATTGTCTTCTTTGCTAACTAGAACCTCAAAGATTCCTGGATTGTTTCCTCGGTAGCTTAAAAATACCTGTAACAAGTGGCTGGACATTACTTCCTCAAATCTTCTGCTGTGTTCATGTTTAGCCAAATGAATGCCTCGTGAATAAAGGATTGAGTCGCTGCTCCGTAGTGGGCATCCCAATCGTTTAGGGCTACATTTGTTGTAACTATTGTGGGCAATCCGTTGTTGAATCGGGTGCGCAAGACGTGGTGGAGCATGTTCTTCTGCCAGCCCGAAGCGCTTGAGTGCTCCTTGCCTACGTCGTCTAGAACCAGGATTCGGACGTTGTATGAGTCATCCGTAGCCTCGCCTAGCAGGCCATTGTAGAGCAGCTCGTCGTTAGGGTCGTGGTCCTCCATAATGGCTCCCTTTAGGTCTAGGAGGCCGTTATAGGTGATGAAGTAGCAAGGTCGTGGAACGGCTCTCCCCGGCTCCATACCGACCACAGAAGGGTCTACGTTGCGGATGATGTCCTGTATCACAGCATTGGCTACTGTGGTCTTACCGCGCCCTGGGAGGCCGTAGAACAGCATTCCAAGGCCGCAGGTCTCCTTACCCTCAGCACGCAGTATACGGCCGTTGTAGAGGCTTTTAAGCCACTTTTGGATGGCTTCTGTGGATTCCCCTGGGATGTCCTTACAGTCAGTTAGTTCCCAGCCAATCTTGGCTGGAGGCACGTTTGCGGTCTTAACCCAGGTTCTCCTGCGAGCAGGCAGTTCGTCAGGCTTATACATCTTCGTCCTCCAAAAGGGCTAGTTTCTTCTTGCTAACCTGCTGGTCATCGACAATAGCGGTCTGCACATCTTCTGCAGATACTACACGTTCTTTCGCAGATTGCAAAAGCAGCGGGGCCTTGTACATAAATGCCCGCCACAAGTGGTTGCCATCAGTGTACTTTTCAGCCTGAAGACCAGAGAAAAACATGTTAATGATTTCTAGCTCCAGCGCCCCGTTTGTGTCGTGCTGCTTGCGGAATCCGGCCAACGCCTGCACAAACCTGGACTGAGTTACGCTAAATGGCTTGATGCTCCAAATGTTTGCCATGCGGTCTGCAAACTCGTAGGCCACGTCCTTGCAAGTCCAACTAATTGGGTCCAGCTTTGACCGGTGTATGTCTTTACGCTGCTGAGCCTTCTTTTCTTGAGCCTCAGCATACTCGGCCTTCTTAACCGCCATGTGCTTTTCGCGCTCGCGGATAATCTCATCATCGCCAGTAGATGTGCTTTCAAAAAAGTCGTAACCCACTTTGTCGCCTTCCTCTTCGACCTCGTCGAAGAATTTATTTGTAGCATAACTGCTAGTACTAGCAATACTGCTATTGGAAATACTGCTTATTGGCTGTACTGCTGTAACGGATGTAACGGAGCTTACCGCTACGGTAAGTTCTAAATTAGTTCCGATGTGGCGTGAGCGCTTAGCATGAATTAGTTTTGCGGCCTTAAGTTCACGGATGATGTCCATGCTTTTTCTACGGCTAACTGGGCCGTACTTCATCAGAGCATGGTAATTAATCCGCACCTCTGGGTGCAGGTAGAAGAAATCCAACCAAGCCTTAGCCTGGTCACTTATGTTAGGGCTCATTATTTGCCGATTATTTTTTTGAATTCATCAGCAAATGAGCGAGCAAAATGCCGAGCTGCTTCTTCTATAGCATTTTCTAAAAGCTCACCTAAGTCCCAAGTTTCGTCTTCCTCAGACTCATCAAGGTCTTCTTCTTCTGGCTCTTCTTCCGCGTCATCGCTTGCTAGAGCGCCCTCTATCAGAGTGGCCACAGCCTCTCCTACGTCTAGTACGACTCTTCGACTGCCAGACCCTTGAGATAACTGCGGCTCAACAGGCTCAGAACTAACCTGAGTTTCTATCTCCGGAATTTCTGTTACAGCCGGCTTCTGTATCGTGCTAGAAGAGAACGGAATTTGCATCAGACCGTTAGTCAGGTCGTATGCAATAATTGAGTTTTCCTGCGCCACGGACGCTGCCAGTTGGCACTCCGGGTCCTCGTCATCCCACAGGATAAAGAACTTAATCTCATTATCCTTGTGCTCTTTAAGTAGGGTTTTGTAGTCATTCTTGTCGTACGCTACCCACGGGATACTTTTGTCTTGAGCAAGTTGTTCTGCCCATATTTGGCCGTCTGACTGCTTGTCTTTGTAAACAGTAGCCAGTGCTACCGAATCCATGGCATCAGCCATGTCTGTAATTAGGGCCTCTACGTTAGCCCTGGTTGATTTTGCGTTTCCAATAACCGCGATGGTTACTCGTCTCATGGTTTCCTCCTTTGACGGAGATATCATGTTATGACGAAGTTATGGGCTTGTCAACTTCCAATGAAAAGTGCCCAAGTAGACCCGAGTTGCATGTACTCTGGCAGGGCGGTAATCAATCGTTTGGTAACGTAAAGCCTGTTTTTGTAGTAGTAGCTTTTGCCGTTTGTGTCGTCGTTGTCTTCCCACAAAAGGTCGGTAGTTTCGTAGTATCCAGCGTCACCATCGAAGTACTGGTTTAGTGAGTCTGTTTGCTCAAACAAAGCCCCATCAAAGTAGGCTTGAGTACCAGACGCAGCAGCAGAATAAGATTCAATTGAGATAGTTGCAGTGGCTGCGTTAGCAGGCGCTACTCCAGTCACATAAACCCTAGTCCACCCTGACGAACTAACTGCAGTTGTAGTTCCGCTTGATGTGCTGATAAGCGTAGAAGAGCCGTCATACCAACTTATCCCTGCCTTGTAACTAACGGCGCTGTTTACGTCTTTTACATACATTGACCACGTGTATGCTGAGCCAGCTGTAACAGGAACTGAAGATTGATTACAACCAAACTTTGCCCCTCCGTTGGAGGTTAGCAGTAGTGACCCCGTTCCAGAGTAAGCTGCCGCGGTACTTACAGAGTTTGCTGATGAAGACACTACAGACCAGTTAGTTGTAGCCGACGCAAATGTCGGGTTCTTAGCCAAGTTGACACGCATAGCGGCTAGGTATAGGTCAATTCTTCTAGCGTCTACGTAGTCTGACGCTGAGGAAGCTTGCTCAAACTGACCCGCATCTAGGTAGTGAATATCTGCTGCAGTAGCGGCAATAGTAACTACTGGTACAGCAAAAGCCGCACCGGAGGGAGCGGTCCTGTTAGCAGTTGATACACGAGTCCAACTGCTTTCGTTGTTTGTAGCAGAGCTAGAAGATGAGCTGCTAATAAACGTTCCGTCAGACTTGTACCAGTCAATCTTTAAAGAAACAGAGCGGGCTGTTCCAGACAGGCTAGTCCTGGTGTAGATGCTAAATGTGTACGCTTGTCCGGCTACTACTGGGATACCCTGGTTAATTGGATTTGCAGCTCCACACGCTAGCACTGAGTTTGCAGTAGAGGCCGCAACGACCTTCAGTATTCCAAGCTGTGAGTTCGGGAACAGGGCTGGAGATGTCGACTCAATGTACGGAGGAACCGCAGGAGACTCTCCAGCTCCGCTTATGTTAGTTATTGTTCCGTTAGATACTACAGACCACGAGCCCTTAGCGTTCTCAAAAGAAGAGTCCTCGATTGTAAGGAACAAGTTTTTCATTGCAGCTATCGTTGTTGAGTAGCCTGAGAATGACTTTACAAATGCTCGTATTCCGTAAGATGAGCCCTTAGTTAGGTAGATAGCAGCAGCGTTCTCTAGAAGTCTGCGGCCTTGTTCGATACCCATTTCAGGCTCGTAGACAAACCCAAGCTGGTCCATCATTAATGGAACAAGGCGGCCGTGCAACTTAGAGACGTTGTATCTGTCTTTAACGTTAGTGGCTAAAGACTTAAAGTAGTCATACTCAAACCCAAATACATTTAAAAAGTTAGCAAGGTCTAGATTCTTCTTAGCGTCTAATGACAGGAGGTCGTCAGTATTAATCGCGCGGTATGGGAGTGGGGTGTAGTCGTACATTAAGGCACCGGTACCGCCATCACCCACAGAGGTAGTTAGGTTATTGCCAGCCTTTACCCATTTGCCGTCGATAGTTCTCTTTACAAAAAGCGAGTAGTAGTATACAAAGTCAGAACCTAGTAGAAAGTTCTCGTTTGCAATAGACGCGCCTGAATCAATATAAGGCAGGTCCAGGGAGTCGTGTTCAGCATTTGTAACCGACAGCAGTATGTCCCCATCATCCGGGGTAACCGGAAAACCAAACGTGTTTCTTACCAGAAGCAAATTAGTCCAGTCTCCAGATGGCTTTGTCCATCTAATAGAAATGGTGTTGTAGTAGTGTGGCCGTACAATGAACGGGGTAGCGTCAAACTCTACAAGAGGCTCAGCGCCGTATGTAAAGAGCCCATAAAAATTACTACCGTATACAGCCATTTAAAGTCCTATCCGAATACGTATGTAGTTACGTACAGGTTGTCTAGGTCTGGGGTTAGCTTGGTGTCTGTTAGCTCTCCAGATGCACTAATAGATGCGATTACAGTTCCGCTACTATTCTGAACCTCTAGAAGGTTTGCAGACTGGCTAGACGCGCCTTTGATAATAACGCCTTTGGTCGAAGAGGTAGCTGCAGTAATCAAGCTTCCTCCCGCAACTTTAACGTACTGGTTGTGAGAGTCGCCGATAATTCCAACCTCTAGGTTTGTAAGCCTAGCGGCTAGGGTCAGGTGGCTAGTTCCTACAGTGAACCCAGAGCTAGTGTAGGTGTTAGTTCCAGTTGCTGGGTTGGTGCCTACAGCAGTCTGAACAGCAACAACTTCGTCTTGCAACACGTTCACGTGCGCAGCAAGAACTAGGTCCGTGTTATCTACCTTAGTAGTAAACGTGTGTAGGTTTCCTGGATAAGATGCCATGATTCTCCTTACTGAATTCCGCCGATAGCGGTTAGGTTAAACGTGCCTTCTGACGGAATTTCGTTTACGGCACATGTGATTGTTTCAACTACCTGAGCCTTAACAGACCCTACTGGGGATACAGCAGTAGAAGTAATTGTTCCGCTGGTCAAAGTTGCGTATGCGATAGTAGTTCCAGTAACAGCTGTAACTACCCACGTACCATTAGCGGCGGACGATACTTCTGCAACAACAATTGTTTGACCGACTGTAATGTTGTGGGTTGCGCTAGTAGTAATGGTTACTACGTTTGTGCTTCTACTGTAGTTGTTTACAGAAAATGTTTGAGCAGCAGTTGTTCGTCTCAATAGCTCTACGGTTGCATAGTCCACACCAGGAACAGAGCTTACCGCGTTCAGGATATACTGCACCGGAATTATCTCAGAGAAGAATGAGTTATCTTGAGAAACTAACTCTCTAATAGATGCCAGTGCACTGGTTGTGGTAGCAGCCTGCTGGTATTGCGGTAATACACGGACAGTCATGTCAATGTCAATTTCTACATACGTAGGCGGAAGAATAGTAAGCGTAGTGTTTGGAGGAGTTTTATCTAAGAAGTAAGCAGCTACGTTAGTCGCTAGCGCATTAAACGCAGCGGTTGGTACGTACACACCGCCAGATAGAACTACTCCAAGGTCTCCAAATGGCGCAACATATAGAATCACGTTTGTGTAGACAGATGAACTAGCGTTAGCCTTGGCAACGCCCGGTACTTGAAGCGCGAGGTAGGAGTAGTCTTTTAGAGACACAGCCCTAGTCAAAGCCTTCAAAGCTCTTGGGGCGTTTAGTCGAATAGAGTCAGAGGACTCCTCATCCGCTCCACCAATTGCTCCTTCATTATTGCTCACCGTAATTCCTGCGGTGATGTTGGTCAGCATGTTGTCGAGAGTAAACGCTGGAACATTACCGAGAGTTCCATTTCCAACCCTGTATGTTGCGTAAATTGTGGATGCCGTAGGGGGAACTCGGCCACCGATTCCGTCTCCAAATACAACATACGTGTATCCCTCAGCGTCAGTATTCAAAGAGAAAACAGAGTCGTAAGAGTTGTTGTTCAGCAAAGACGAGCTGTACGAATAGTTAACTCCGTTAATTAATACTGAAACGCTAGAGTTAATTACGTCAGGCTCTGATAGTCGGAAGGCCTGGCTAGGAGCACCATTAGATGTGCCAAGCACTTCACTGGAGATAGTCACGCCTTCGCTAGCCAAAACCGTAGCGCTTCCGTTAGTAGCGCCCACTTTAGCGGGTACCGTAACTGCCGAGTCTGTCTCAAAAATGATTTGCGTGTTAAGGCCGTTTACTACCGAGGTGGTTGCTACCTGAGTCTTAGCTGGAACTACTACGCTAGAGGCGGTTGAGTTGCTAAAGGTCAGCGTTACGGATGCAGCTGAGATTGCTGTTGGAACGTAGCCAAGCATACGAGCAAGTTGAAGAAGGCTGTCCCTTTGGCTCGCAGTTGCAATAAAACCTTCGTTTGCAGCTCGGTCAGTGTAGAAGTTCATCAAATCGCCAAGGTATGAGAACAACTCAATCATGACCATGCCTAGGTCAGACGGGTCACGGCTAGTCCAGTTAGGGGCAAACTGATTAATAAGATTAGTTAGGTCGTCCCTAATTGCTATGTAGTCCCTAGAGGTGTAATCTACCTGTGGGATATAATTAATGTTATTATCCACGTGCTATCTCCTGTAGTAAGTCGCCGGTTCTATTGAACAGGGCCGTGTTTAGGGAGACGCTATCCTGCTCTCCAGACGGAAGTGAGTACCTGATTTCAAACTCCATGATGCCCGAATAGTCGTCGTATGTAGGGTTAATCTCTAACAATTGTAGGTCACCGAGCCACTGATTAAAGGCGATAGTGATGCTGCGCTGGGCTATTTCCATGGCCGTTTCTTCGTTCTCAAATACGGTTGTGTGCAAGTCGCTGCCAAAGTCAGGGCGCATAACTCGCTCGCCAAACTTAGTAGCAAGCAGCATAACTATGCGGTTCTTCCAGACAATCCTGGCGTCTGTAGTAGCTTCTATACGGCCTAGTGAGTTAAACCTAAAAGGCATAGCGATAACTGACATTATGAGGCTCCAATCCATAGTGGGAAGTTAGGGTCTCCGCCTTCAAACGAGGCCCAAACAGCTTGAGAAGGTCTGGGTTTGTACTTACCCACCAAATTAAGGGTAGCAATAATACCCGGCGTAGCGGGGCCAACTCCTGCGGCATCAGAGCTGATAAAGGTGTTTGTACTGCTGGCTGAAGAAACAAACTGTATATAATCTCCAGCTTCTAAGTCCAAAATAAGACTGACGGTCATTGTAACTTCAGCGTCATTGCCTGCCAGAGTAATCTTAGTGTTGCTATCCGGTATGTCTGTGCCGTTCTTCCTAAACCATATGTTTGCGGTGCCAGAGCTAGAGTTAGTTTTAATAAGCATGGAAGAAAACTGTACAAAGTAATCTCCAGTTTCTTCTACGTATATTTTAGCACCATCCAGGTAAGTCTTATTAGTATCGCCTTCAACCCAGCTAGTATTAATTACCGTAGCTGTGTTAACTCCGATACTTTGGTCAGCGGTTGTGTAAAAAGTTCCGTAAGGGTAACTTACCTGACTGATAGCCCCGCCAACTGGCCAAGCCCAATCCGTTACTTGTTCACCCATAACTTGTGGGACTATCATCTTTACTCTGCCCAGATTTTTAGGGTCATTATTATCTACAACGACTCCTCTATATAACCCAAAGTACTTTTCATCGTGCGACATTTCGGGCCACCTTAGCTCTAATTGTGGGCGACATAGATGGTTTTTGTGGACGGCTATTCAAGTTGCCCTGAACTGATACCCAGGTATTTTGACGTATGTGCTTGCTAGCAACGTTTGCTCTGTTAGTCCTGCTTACCAAAGAAACAGCGCCTTTTGGTTTTGACTGGTTACCCGCAGACCTCAACACAGTTTGTGGTATTACTCGAGTGCTTCTTGTCCTAGAAGATATTAGTCGAGTAGCCCTAGATGGCGGTGTTATTGGATACTTAGGGTCAGCGGTTTCTCCTAAAGAGTCCGTGCCTAGTAGAAGCCTTGTAGTAAACCTCTGAGCGTTTAAAGACTCTTCGATAACATAATGCTCTACGCGTAGCACTGTCCAGTATCCAGAGTACTCAGTTCCAACACCGGCAATGTATACCGGATGACCTGGCTTAAGACGAGTATCGCCAATTACCTCCGCCTCAGCAGAGTACGGAAAACGACTTTTCTCATCAGCACTTTTGGCTTCTTGAACGGCTGTATTGTAGTTATTTGCAACAACAGCCGTGCTGTGCTTATCAAATAGCTCAGGCTGTGAGTTACGCCTGGTGGGTAGTGAGCGGCGTTGTTTTGTATATTTAAAATATTTGCCTGTCTCAGGGTCTACACCCGCAATAGATATTGCTGACTTGTCCGCCCCGTTATGCGCTAGGGTCTCGCCAATCAGCGGCTTAAATGAATACAGCGGAACAGAGGATTTAAAGCCCGCGTCATTTTTAGCAAAGATTGGCGCTTCATAGATGTACTCTTCAAAGTCCTGAGTAAGTGGCTGAAAATATATAGATGTATTTTCTGCTCGCAAAAAGTACCCGCACTGCTTGGCTAGCTTAACCATAAGCTCCCAATCAGTAAGACCGGCCTGAGAAATCTGCGGGTAAACGCGTGGGTGCGGCGTCACCTTGTACGAGAACCCGTACTTCTTAGCTATTTTTACGATGACCTGGTCTGCGGTAACGTTCTTGTAAACCTCTTGGCTACCCTGGCGCATAACGTAGGATGCCCCAATAATACCGACCTCGGTAAAGTTAGAGTTTGAGTCCTGGTGTCCTCTAACGTCATGGACATAGCCAAAAAACTCTTTATTTTTTAGTTTAATAATAATTGGGCTGCCTGGCCTAGACTTGTTGAGGGCAGCGTTCCAGTCCCTAAAATAAACCCTAGCGTAGTCGTGCTCGTAGTTATGCTGACGGTAGGTAACTTTAAACACGCGCTTAAATTGCAGCGTGCTAGCAGGAAGCTCTACAGAAACATAATTAAACAACTGGAATCCTTAACACAGTTCCGGCTGGTATTTTATTGTGGTCATCAATTTGAGGATTAGCCTGTGCAACAAGCCACCACAGCTCCGGGTACCTATAGAATTTAGCAGCTACCTGGTCCATGCGGTCACCCTCTTGCCAGGAGTATTCTGAATAGGTAATCCGCCCGATATCAGGAAATTGGTAAAACACAACAGGAGCTGCGGTTTCAGGGGAACGGTATGCAAGAAAATCTACAGTAGAGTTCTCGTACCTAGAGCCTAAATAGATAGCCATATTAGTCCTTACTGTGTGGTCCCAGACAAACCGACTGTAGCAAGCAGGTTTAGGGAGATAGTTAAATCACTGCGAATAGGAATCATTTCCTGGGTAAACGAAGTGTGGTTTACCTGAAGATTGGTTACATAACCCTGATAAGAAAGAGGCCCAATGTCTATGTTTAACAATGTAGGCATCAAGAAACCAATATCAGCGGTAGCTATGCCTCGGCTGTTAATCCATTTGTTGCCAACACTTAATGCGTTTTGAGTACCAGGACCAGGTCCATTAATAGCCATATATAGATATTCAATATCCGCTATAGTACCTCGTTGCAATAAATCAACAATGTTGTTTACAAATAGCTCTTCGTTAACATCTGAGCCGGCGAAGAAACTGGTAGGAGTGGCGTAGAAATCTTTAAACCGCCTAGCGTAGTCTTTAGTAACCCAGTTATCTGCAATTACCCCGGTACCAACTTTAGCTATTTGCGTTGGCCTGCCAGTAGCGCCAGCGGCACAAGCAAAGTCGTTTGTTCGGTCAATTCTTATATTAAAAGTAATTGTTTCGGTAGCAGGAAATGCACCAGCAACGGCCAGAAATCGGTCGTTCGCATTAGGGGTCGCCTCCATCTGAACTGCAACACTAGTGCCGAATGTCTCTGGATTCCACAGAAACTGAAAACCGTACCGTCTGGCCTCTGAGTCCTGAAGGTTTAGTTTAGCAGTCTTATCAACGGCTCCACGTTTATCAGAGGAAAAAACTTGTACGGTAGGGTCATTCGCTTTCCACCAAATACGTCCGCGCCTGTATGCATCAGAGACAGGTTTTCTCATCCTGCCTTTATCGCCTGCGGCAAATTTGTCAGGGGCCGGTCGTAGAGGCATGCTCCACTTGTGCGGCGGCAAGTTCCACTTATATTTGTTTGGGTTTTCTGGCGGTGCGGGGATAGAGCCGCCTTGCTCAGCGTAATCTTCAATAACACTACTGGCGTTTGCTGCAGGAACATAGGTGTATGAGCCGTCGGCAAGTCTGTACGGTTTTGTCGCCTGATTGTCAATGACGCTTGAATTTGTTGCAGGCTGCCCGTATATATATTTTGCTTCAAAGGGGCTGTCATACGCAGTTTGGCTGTTATAGTTCCAGCCGTACTTAGTTACTATGTCACCGGGTTTTACGTCAATTGGTAATCCGGCTTCTTTTTGAATGATTGGCGGCGACTGGTAGAAAATAGTAGGCGACACACCAGTGCCTACTGTAGTTCTAACTACTGGTTGGTACTGCCTTTGACCATTTCCATAAACGTAAACTACCTGGGTATCCCTAGCCGCTGTGGTATTAACTGGGCCGCTTTGGGTATCAAAATCTGTCATCGGGTTACCGCCATTCTTAGCTGTTCTTCGTCTGCCAATACTCGCTTGATTTCTCTAGCAAGTTTTTCTTCATTAAGCGCAGTTCCAGTAGGCACGTTAATGTTTACCGTTACTCCACCGTAATTAACTCCAGAGTTTCCAACACTGACGTATGAGCTTCCGCCGATTGCCCCTACGCCCTCACCGCCAGCAGCGTCAGTAGTCGGTGAGTCAGACCACAAAGAACTAGAACCGCTTGTCTGAGACCATAGGCTTTTAGGCTTAGTCTCGGCAGTATCTGATGCCTCCCCTTCATCAGCAGAACTAACTGGTGACGCGCCGCTTAAGAAAGCCGAGGGGTCAATTGCCTTGCCGCTACTTGTTTCAAGACCGAGGTGTAGGTGAGCCCCTGCTGGCCCCTTAGGGTTAACCCCGCCAGAATACCCCGCATACCCAATTAACTCACCCGCAGAAACAGAGGAGTCTTTTCTAGCGGCAATTTTACTAAGGTGAGCATAAACAGTTCTATTGCCGTCTTTGTGTTTAATTCGTACCATGTTTCCGAGGTCTCCCTCGTCACCGGCCTTGACTACGGTTCCGTCTTTAACAGCAAATACAGGGTCTCCAGTGTTTGCCCTAAAGTCTACGCCTCGGTGTTTTCTACTTCTAAAGCTTGCCTGGTTACCAAACTCACCGTGAGTAGGGGTAGATAACTTTCCTTTTAGTGGCGACGATACTCCAGAGCCACCTACGCCCTCACCACCTACGCCCTCGCCTCCAGCTGCTTTGCTGAAAAGATTTCTACCAAAATTAACTACGCTACCAAGGATGGTTCCCGGAGCGCCGCCAAAGGCACCCATGATGTTCTGTCCGCCAGAAGTAAAACCTACGAATACATCTACGGCGCTCTTGAACAGCCCAGTTGCGTCAGCAAATACATTAGCAACATTTGTAAGCATGTCATTTGAGGTAATTACTCCTCTAGTGCCTGCATCAGTGAAGGTGTCAATAGCGCCGTACTCTGCAGCCTTGCGACGTCCAAATGACTGTGTAACTTCTGGGTTAGCGCCGCTTTTTTGTAGAGACTCTTTAGAAAAACTTCCGCCACCAGCTTTCTGATATAGAGCTGCCACAACACTTTGTCTTAGCACAGGGTCGTTACCAAAGTACTGGTTAAGAAGCATGTCAAGCGAGTTACCAGGCTGCAAAGACAGCGCCAAGTCTTCAGCTGTAATTTTTCCAGCACCGGTCTTTTGACGGGTTAAGGTTGACCAAAGGTCATTTGCAATGTCTTCAAACCCGCGCATTAAACCTTGTTCATTTCGAACATTAATGCCAATCATACGAAGCATGTTGACATTTCTAGCCTGGTTCAGTCCTGACACAGCGCCCGCAGCCTGCTCACCGCTTACGCCAGGTGTGAGGTTAGACACAGTGGCCATGCTGTTAAGAACTGTATTGTAGTTCTTCATTCCAGGCATTAGGCCCATGCTGGCCCCGGCAGATACTGCGCCAGCAGCATCCATTGGGTCCATAAATGTTCCGCGGTTCATAAGGGTTCTCATAGCCCCAGAGCCCGCCTGAGTTCCAGGCTGACCAGAATAGAAACCAAAACGACGACGAACTACGTCGTTCATAATCATGCCCTCGACATCAACCGCTTGGGCACCGCCCGCAGCTAGTCCGAGTCCAAGTTGACCTATGTTTGCCTTAAAGTTGTCCCATACTTCAGCTTTTCTATTGGGGGAGACAAATCCAGTAGGAGTAGTGACTTCTAGCTTTCCAGCCCCCTTGCCCTGGAATCCTAGGGAAGTAAAGTCGCCAGAGCCCTGGCCCATAGGTATGTTTGCGGCAGGGCCGATAGGAGGCAGGTTCATGCCGCCCATTACGTCGCCAGTGCCGCCGCCTTTTCCAGTTGCTTTTCTGAGGTTCTTAGCAATATCTTCAGAAAGCTTTTTGGTCTTTTCAAGAACGGTGTTTAGTTTGGCGTACTCTGAGGTAAGGTCAGCGACCAGGCGGACTTTGTTTCCGGACTGCCCGCCGATTCCAAACTTACTCATGAAGTCAGATGCCATGTTATTACCTTCTACTTACCAGTATTTTTTCTTCCAGCCGCTCGCGACAGCCAGTTATTACGTTCTCTGGAAGAAAGCTCTTTAATATCAGAGAGCGTCCATCCAGGGAAGAAACGGGATAATGCTTCGTACTGGTCGAGTAGTGCTTCGTAATCTGATTCTTTATAGACGAAACAAGTCTGCTAACGACAGCGGCATAGGAATGTCCTCTCCGCAAGCCTCGCAGGTCGTCTTCACCTCCCCGAGGCGTGGGCCCGGGTTACGGTCTACAATCTCAGCAATGATGGCCTCTCGGTCAGCCATGCCAAGACCTAGTACGGTTGATGCCCCGAGGGACACCTTTCCGTCTACGGAGTCAACGCAGCCCGCAAGCAGAATGGTGTTTAGCTCTGCTCTGGTCTTGTCGTTGTTCTCCAGAAGTTTCTTTTGCGTCATACCATTAGGTAGAGAGATAACGATGTCTCCCTTGGTCTTTGACTTGTACGTAAAGCTTCGCTCGTTAATTGGGTCTTCAAGATTTTTGTAAGGGATGTCCTTATTCAAATCCACCGTTACATCTAGCTCTGTGGAGCAGCTAGGGCAGGTAAGGTTGTAGTCGATAGAGTCGCCAAATGTTACTTTTCGAATGCCGAGTAGAATTGTGTCTCGGTCTCCGCTTAGCAAGCTATCCAAGTCTTCCTTCTTCACCGTCTGGTCACCGATTGAAACTAAGCCTCTCTGCAACATGGCTACCAGCACTCTGCCGATAGACCCTGCCCTAGAAATGGCCTCTTCATCTGAGCCAGTAAGCTCTCGTACTTCTGCGTACTTGACGAGGCTGCCGTCCCCGGCTATGAAACCGCCGGGGAGCGACACCTCAGTCTTAGACGGTGCTACCGTCTTAATAGCAGGTTTTTCCGGATTCTCGAGTTCGGCTGCTGCTGCGTTTATAGCGTTTGGGTCGCTAGTAAAGTTCTCCATTTAATGCTCCTAGTTAATTCGGGTTTACCTATTAGTTTAACAACTAAAATATTTAGTTGTTTACGAAGCTGACTGACAAGCCCTCGTGTACCAAGGTCATGTCTTCGTACATCAAGTTGTTGTCAGCTGCGCTTAGGCCGCTAAAGTTTAGGCTCGTAATCCATGCGTTGTGGACAATGAACTTCATCTTGTAGGCGGTTGGGCTGTAAGCGTCTCCAGCACCAGATGCGGTTAGCTGTGGTGAGGCTACGATTGGGTGGTCAAGGACAAGGATTTCCAAGTTGCAACGGAAGTTCTTTCCGCCAGAGCCTGGAATACCTTCACCGGCTGCTGCAGTGAATAGCTGCTTCATCCAGTTGATGGCCTCTGACTTTCCGTACAATACGCCTCGCTGAAGCGAAATTGGTTGGAATGATGCCTGACCAGGAACGTAGTGAAGGGTGGTGTTAAAACCGCCTTCACGGTATCCGATACTTTGAATAGACGTGCTTAGACCGGTTACCTGAGTAAAGCCACCGGTAAAGCTGCGCCATGCGCTAGGCTCATTGTTGCTGTCACCGCCAGAAGAGAATGTAAAGTTCACTAGGAACCTAAAATTTCTTAGCGGGTCCGTCTCCAACTTAGAGAAGCGTGAGATGCTGCTGGTTGCCATTTATGTTCCTCCTAGGATACGGTTACAACAGCGCCGCTGTCGTATTGGCTAATGCGGATAACTACGAATTCAGCAGGGCGCTGTAGAGCCACACCGACTTCAATGTTTACCTCACCTTGGTCAATTGACTCAGTAGGGTTGTTCTCTGAGTCACACTTAACAAAGTAGGCGTCAGCAGGAGCTAGACCTCGAAGGCCACCCTGCTGCCAGAAGTCAGTAAGGAATGCCTCTAGTGCTGAGGTAATCTGGCTCCATAGTCTGAAGTCATTTGGCTCAAATACAGCAAATGAAGTCAGGTCAGTAAGCGCCTTGCGTAGGTAAATAAGGCTACGACGAACCGGAATGTAGCGGTCAGCGTATCCTGGCTTTAGAGTACGAGCACCCATTACTACGATGCCTGAACCCGGAATGTAACGGATTGCGTTTACTGGTGCTGGGTCACCCTGGTTTAGGTCATCCAACTCAGAGTTAGTAAGCGCAGCAACCGAAACAACG